ACTCATGAATGAGGTTTGAGAAGGCTTGTACAAAAACCACGCAACCATGAGGAGTGCTACATAGGATATGAATATCGAGCGTCTCCCGAATTCAGACAGACTGTCAACGATGGCAAACTTTTCACCTGTGATAAGTTTCGATTCCCAGTGTGGTCCCAAGATGAGATATGAGAAATACATAAGAATGAACAACTGCCACATTCTATTATATGAAGCCAGTTTTTTCACGCTCCTCTGGAGTCTTGAACGCATACATGATACTCAAAAAGATCAAGGTGGAGAAGAGGGCGTATTCGATATCCTTGGTCGCACTGAAGGCGATGAGCATCAGGGATGTGAAACGGAACGCTTTATTTTCAAAAAGTGTCATGAGACGATCGGGTACCTTAAATGCATTTCCTGAGAAGAGACCTTGGTACAGGATGATGAGAGAAAATATAATGGGTTGGGTACGTATAAACACTTCAGCTGGACCTGTGACGGGACTGAAAAGATTGGCAACTTTTGCCATTTATGTAACTTAAGAAAATAAAAAACTTTACAGAAAGTAGAATGTTATGTGTTGTTCAACATGTACCAGTCAAAGTTCCAAATAGAAAACTGAAAACATGGAAGTTTGCTGGTAAGTTTCTATGGAAAAATGCCACTGTACAAAACAAGGCGGAACTCGGTCGTTGGACGAAGGAGGAACTCCTCGAACTTGGACCAACCTTTGTAAAATTAGGTCAAATCGCTTCGACGAGGGGTGATCTCTATCCTCCCGAATTTACAAAAGAATTGGAATCACTCCAAGATAACGTCCCTCCCGTGGAATTCGATACCAGTGTAAAGTACGATATTTTCAAGGAATTTGACCCTGTACCATTTAAATCTGCGAGCATCGGCCAAGTCCATATGGCTGTACTCCAAAATGGTCAAAAAGTTGTTGTAAAATTAAAACGTCCGGGTATCCTCGATATCATGAAAGAAGATACTGACACCATACGCGACATTGTACACTTTCTAGAACGCGTGGGTATCGACACTGGGAACAGTTCTGGATATGTCCTCGAAGAATCCATCGAGTATCTACTAGGTGAAGCGGACTATCAACAGGAGATTGATAATGCAGTAGAGTTTCGAAAAAGTATGAGGGATGTGGAATGGGTCAAAGTTCCAAAGGTTTACAAAAAATATTCCAACGATGAGATGATTGTCATGGAATATGTACCATCGACAAAGTTGACTGAGATCACAGACAAGAAAGTAAACAAGAAGAAGATCTGTGAGGCTCTCATCAATTCCTATGTCATCCAAACCATGGATAATGGTCTCTTCCACGCCGATCCACATCCAGGGAACTTGGGGTTTTCATCTAGGGGTAAACTTGTATTTTATGATTTTGGGTTGCTTGTACGTTTGTCTGAAGAATTGAGGGGTGGGTTTAAGAAGTTGTTTGGGTATATTATTACTAGGGATACTGCGGGGATTGTCACTGTCCTCATTGAATTGGGTGTCATCGTCCCCACGACGTCTGATGTCTCTGATATTGAAATGTTTTTTGAAACCATCTTGGGTTACCTAGAGACCCTTGATGGTTCGGGTATCATGAATGATGATCTCGCTGTCCAACTCGCTGCTGAGAAACCTTTTGTTGTACCAACGAGTTTTGTATATTTAGCAAAATCCTTCTCCATCATAGAAGGTATCTGTCTCCAACTTGATCCGGAGTTCAATTATTTCACCTATCTCGAACCCATGATCCAACAACAGTTCATAGAATCCTTCGACGTGAATGATGTATTCAAGAGAACTTCGGAAATTCCTGCAAAGATTGGAAAGATAAGTTCAACAGTGATGGGTCTGGAGAAATCTAGATCAGCTATGAAGCGTTCGATGATCAAGACACAGAGAGAGATTAAGGTCGTCCAGTACAGCGTGGTTTGCGCTCTACTGGCAGAGAGGTTTGGGGATACACCCCTGGCGATGGTTTTTGTCTTGTGTACGTTGTGGTTTACTTTTCGTAAAAATCGATAGACTTCTTAGCAACCTTCTTCTCAGGCTTCGCCTTTTCAAAAAGCTTCTTGTGCTCCTGGAAAACTTCCTTCACACGCTCAGTTTCGTCTTTGGCAATATCAGAGAGTTTATCCTTGATCCTGTCAACGTCCCCCTGGCGCTGCTTCTGCACCTTCTTACCAAGCTTCTTGAAACCCTTGTTTTTGTTGTTAGCGGCAAATACTGTGAATGTGTTCGTAATGGCGAGCATTTACTTTGTATCGATATTTAATTTTTTAAGTTTCTTCAGTCTGGCGACACGTCTGGGCTGACGAGCCTCTTCCATCTTCGCCGCTTCTGTATCTTTATAGTCAAGTGCTGGTAGTTCTTTCTTCTTGGGGTGTTCAATCACCTGAACGTACCCCAATTTACGGGCAAGCACGGGTCGTCTGGAGACTTCGAATTGACACAGGGTCGAGTTTGGGTGGATAGCGCACATATTGTTCATCTTGTAAGGTACTCATTCTGGGGATTTTATTTTTAAACGTTTCAACTTTTCCTTAAATTCTCTAAGCTCTCCGGGCGATTCGATCTGTTTTCCACCGGAGATGGCCTCGATCTCGGGACCTGTCAACTGCATCGCATTCACCCTAAAGTCCATGAACGCCTCCATCGTGATTGGGACGAGGGGCTTTACCAAGTTGAAGATTGCCGTCGCGTAATCCCTAATCTCCTTCTGGGCATGGGCATCCATACGAAGGTGGAGATAGTGGAGGAGGTTGTGGAGGTTAATCTTCCAGTAAAACTCCGTATAGGTCGACTGTGGAAGGGTACCGCGAGCCTGTTCTCGACAACACCCACTCTCCAGAAGTTCCTCATAGACATCGAAGGAATGGCTCAAGTGTTCAGACACCTTGTCGTCTAGGTTACCACCAAGTTCCACGACACCCTCTGAACCTTGATGATTCACTTGGGACTGTCCACGATACGTATCAGGTTCGTAGTACTCCTTGGGAACCACCGAGTACCGAGCAGAGAGTTCATTCACACTGGCGGTGCGGTGCCGAAGGTGTTGTCGGGCAATGTAGATGGGCATTTTGATGTGAAATTTGAAGTCGACCATTTCAAAAGGGGTTGTGTGCCAGTGGCGTAGGAGATAACGAATGAGACCACGGTCTCCACGAGAGGTTTTGGTACCGTCACCGTAGGAGACTCGAGCTGATTGGACGATGGACGAATCCAAATCTTTTTGAGGCATGTGATCCACGAGTCTGACGAATCCATGGTCGAGGACTTTTTGCATTGTAGATAACTATCCGTTCAAATCTTTAATAGAGACACTCATCATCCATTGGCACCTCTCCGCAAAAATCATACAACTTGTACAATTTTTCCTGTGCCTTCTCGAGTTCGATTTGCGTTTCATTCATGGCATCAATGGCATCATCCACAAGTTCCAAGAAGGTGTCCAACTCGTCGAGCGCAACACGATGGGTGTTCCTGTTAGGCTTCCTCGTGTGAAAGGCAGACTTGAGACGCTTGTTACTTTTGATAACCTTGTCGATGTGGGGCTTGTTCACGGCGGACATACGGATGGAGAGAGACATTTTTCTATTTTAGTTCTTTAATCAGTTCACTTAGGTCTCGATAGTACCTCTTCAAGTCCTTCATGAACCTTTTGTTATTTTCGAGAACTTCACACTCGGGTTTGTTTAGGTAAATCCAAGCCAAGTTTGACTTTGAATACTTTGTCATCTTTTGGTTCTCGTTGGGTTTGCGAGCCACCAACTTTGTTGTCTTCTTCTTTTTTGAGGCTGGTAGAACCTCAACCCTATTGACAAAAGAGAGTGCCTGCATCACAGTATCCGCCAAGTCATCCTTCTTCTTAGATTTGAGAAAGTTATCGAGCCAGTGTGTATTAGTGGTGCCATCACGGATAAAGGCTTCACATCTCTCGATTGAGACCTTCTTCCTCTTATTGTACTGCGCCTTCCCTGGACCCGCGACATCTGGAATCTTGTGACGAGCATCGTAGAGGATAGTCTCAG